GTCAAAATATATCTTGCTGAAAATCCTTTGCTCCAATCCATCACATCACCTCGTTAGGATGCTCTGCGCTCCACTGTTCTTCTGTCACAGCGTCCAGTTCTTCCGAATCCACTTTTTTAATCGTTAGTGAGAAATCTGCCCTCATTTTATTATCGTGGTCTTTTTTCTCTGATACCTGTATATCGCAGGAAAAAGACGAACCGTCCGGCGTCCTAACGTGACATATTCCGGGATACGTTGCGAGGCGTCTCATTTGCTCAATCATCGTTGGTTCTGTTAGCGAGATACTTACTGCATCAATTTTTAAATCACGAGTGACTGCAGGGTTCCAGTCGCCTTGTACAGAGCCACCAAGGTATACTGTCCTCTCAAAATCTTTATCCCATGAGTTATCTAAATCAAGGTTATACTGGATTTCGATAGATTCACTGTCAAAATCAATGATTGCCTTTTCGTGGGCTATCGAAAATTCGTTGTATAACCATGCAAACGAGCTATCTACTGTTATATAGTCGCCGTTGGCGGTTTTATTTACAACCAATATGCCTCCGTATTCGTTTAGCGCAGGGTATGGGTCAACATATTTCTGGCCATAGATTCCGTTCTCCAGAATCAATTCTGCTCTGTCTACGCTCATCCGGTACAAATCAAACGTATCCCCATCAGCATATGTAGTTGGTTTAGTAACAACAATACTTGCTGTTTTATTGTCTACAATCGTATTTACAGTGGCCGTTGGCACTTCCGGCTGATGTTTCCACCGCACAACAAACGGTATCTTTTTTTCTGCCACATGGTCATAAATATCTGTAAATGCAATCTGTATACTGTACCTTGCACCGTCATCCATCTGCCCGATCAGGTCGCCCAAGGCAATACTGTAGTTATCTGTTTCACCACCGGTAAAACTGGCAATAATTTCGCCGGCAAAATGCTGTTCCTTTAATCCGTCCGGGCGCAGAATATAATAATCCTCGTCTCTGACAACCATTACTTTTGCTGTGCCAGCAGAATCCCCGAAGGAAGGGGCTATTGTTAGTGGTAGCTGCTCTAGGTAGTTTGTTGTGCCTTCCGATGATTCTGGTACTGTCTGGTCACTTGCTTCTGTGGTAACATCGCCAGAATTATATGTAGTTGCTTCCGAAACAAGATCTGTTGAAACGCTGTCTATTGTAGGTTTTGCAACAATTTCGACAGCCACAGAATCTGACCACGCCCCCTCTTTACCTCCCTGTGCTGTAACCATTGCTTTTAAATAATGGATTTCTCCTACGTTCCACAGATTGCCCAAAAGACCGCTTGCAGTATAGATTTTGTTAATGTTTTCAATCGTTTCTGATAATGTTTCCATACCGGAAGACATCATTAAAACCACAACGTTTCCATCGTTACCTTTGACCGGTTCATCGTTAACCGCTTCCGCTATTTTTATGCTCGCCTTGCTGTTTCCGGTGTAGCCAACACTGCAAATAACTGTGTCATCTATGGCGAGATAATTTTCCGTTGTTGCAAGCGTAGGAGTTGTTGGTGTCTCACTCAGCGATACGGAAACCGTATCAGACCAAGGAGATAACACTTCTTCGTCCCCGGACGTATCCCGCAATCTTACGCGGAAATAATATGTTTTTGCCGATTCCAGGGACCCGATATGCCATGTGGTCTCCCTGTCCTCCACGTCATAAGTAGTTGGGGCGTCCGTACTAATCCATGCGTCCTCATGGTCTGCCCATGATATAGTAGCCGCATCTGCGTTTTTCCATGACCAATCCCACGTTAATTCTACGGTATCAGATGCTACCGCCATTGCAGTTATATTTTTCGGCGGAACCGCAATTTTTCTTGTCTCTGAGTAAATCCACCCTGACTGCATGAGGGGGCTAAGCTTGTAGGTAATGCCAGGCGCTCCATTCTGAGGCGTAGAAGTTCCGGTAAAATTCTTGAGGGCAATCTGGTATTCAGCGCCGCCGGAAACGTCCGGACACGTAACCGTGATCGTCCCCTCTTTGTCGGTGATTGCAATAATACCTTTTTCTTCATTGTCTATTTTCATCCAGACGGCTGTTTTAGCGTCAGGCACTTCCGTGTTGCGCTCAATGCTGTTAATTGTCAGTGTTGTTCCTGTCGCTGATACCGTATCAAATGACGGGGATTTTAAAGCCCCTCGTGCCGCTACTCGTGGCTCGGAGTACACATATTTTTTATCATGCGTACTCTGCACTCTTGTCCACATAATCTGGTCTTCCGCTATGCCATCGTCTGTGTTAAAATCTGCTGACACCGTATAATCATGGTACGCAACAGTTACTCCTGTACTCCACGATGTGCCAGTATACCTTTCTCCACTTTCTGGCGTGTCTATGGCATATTGCAGTTCCATGGAATCCACAGGGCGGTCCTGCGGCGATGCCTGCACCCAGTTTGCCCATACATAGCGGCTAGATGAGCCTATTTCTTTGCTCCCTGTGCTCTGTATGTTTGGACGCTCTGGGATACTGTAATAATGGTACGCATAGCTCCAACTGGAATCTCCGGCACATCCTCTTGATTTTGCCCTTACAATACGGCAAAACGTCTTACTCTGTGTTGGGGAACCATCCTCTGTTATTTCCCATGTACCAGAAGCCCCTGTATAAGCCGAATTGGCGAAGCGAGCGTTTGCAATAGCACCTTTATAGTTTGTCATTAATGCAGTCTGTACCTGTGTTTTTGCGAAATGTCTCGCATCATTCGCCTCGTATGATGTGCTCCAAGTAAAGGCACCTTTATTTGCGCCAGTATCATCAAGAGAATAAGAAACGGAAGGGGCATTTGGTGCATAAATGGTAAATGTCTTTGTGGAATGTGCGGCTGTATAGGTATGCTTTTTATCACTTTTTGTTTTGCCCTTTACCTTAAACTCTATCGCATTTAATAATTTTGATGAGACAGGATAATAATTTTTTGCATCAAGTGCTACCGTTTTTTTTGTTGCTGATTTTCCTACATCTATTTTTTTCCATTTTGTCCAATCCCATTTGGAGGCACCAGCGTTTTTTGTATGTAGACGATACCATAGCCACTGTCCATCCTCATATTTTTTCGCCGGTATCTTCCAAGATATTGTAAATTTTAGATTGTCTCTCGATATAGATAGACCGCTGGGAGCAGCAGACTTTTTATTTTTCTTTGCCATTATGCCATTTTCACCTGCCTTCTAAGCTCGCTTGCCATTCTTCTTCCCCATTCTTCCGGATTATCTGCGCCGTTTACAGTTACATTAATAGTTATATCATTTTTCGTTCCCTGTGTTGCCTCTTTGATATCGCTCATTAACCTACTACGACCGTACAGCATCTCGTCTCCTGCTTCTCCTGCTCCAAACAATGTGGCGTCAGAAAATACATACGGGCTTTCCATAGCCTTTTTATACCAGCTAATGTGGAATGATGGTAGTGAGCCCTTTCCGCCAATACCGAACGGAGCTTTTCCGCCGGAAACACTCAGGTGCGGTAGGTTTAGGTGCGGAAGAGACCAGCTAAACTTTAAGGCACTCTTAAACCGTCCAGGGAAGCTTTTTACAAGGGATACTGCCTTAGTAAAGATGCTCTTTACAGCTGACGGTATCTTAGTAAACGCCCCTTTAACAGCGGATAAAATGCCGTTGCCCTTAAACGCCCCTTTGAATCCGTTTACGGCATTTTTAGCAGCAGTCTTTAAGAGCGATGGGAGATTTTTGACCCCTTTTATTATGCCAGTAACAATGTTTTTACCAAGCGAAAACCAGTTGAACGCTGTAAATATACTTACAATGGCTGTGATAATTTTAGGCAAATTAGCAATTAACAACGGAATCGCACGAACTAGGCCATTCGCTAAATTTGTTATGATCGTTACTCCTGTCGCAAGGATTTTTGGCGCGTTATCGTTAATGATACCGGCTAAATTTGTTATGATCGTAGGTACATATGCAATCAATACAGGGATAGAGTTAATCAACCCTTGCGCGATATTTTGGATAAGAGCCAAACCTGCATTTATTAGTTTTCCTGCATTGCTTCTCAGTGATTCCGTAAATTGCGTCAACATCGGCAACGCCTGTCCTAAAAAGGTTGGGATGCCCTGAGTCATGCCGCTGGCGATAGTCGTCAGTAAATTAACACCGACCGAAGTAAATACATTTAGCCCTGTGGAAATCGTAGAGGCGAGATTATTTAACAGTTGGCCGACAGCAGTTGTAATACTGCCAGAATTTTGAGTAACACTCGAAATTAAACCGTTTATGAGGTCGCCGCCGATTTTTGTCAGCCCCGGCAACTGACCACTAAAATTAATCGCATCTTGTGCCAGTTTGGAAAGAGCGCCACTTATGCCACCGGATTCCATCGCCTCAGCTAATCCACTAACCTCGCTTGTTACACCTTTAATGGCGCCACGGATAGCGCCCGAAAAAGTATTGTAAAAACCCAGTCCTAAGCCCTCTGTAGCACTAGATAGCAAGGTTATATCACCTTTTAGATTGTCTAGCTGCGTAGCCGCCTGCTGTGCCGCGGAGCCGGAAGAATCCTGTATTCCTTTCCAAAATTTTTGCACAGTCGCATCACTTGATGCGGTCATTTTGTTAAATGCCTGCAAACCTTGCGTTGTAAAAATCGTAGCAAGAGCGTTGTTTTTTTGTTCCGCTGTCATACCCTGTAAAGAGCCATTCAGCTCGTCTACGAGGTCGTTAAAGTCTTTTGCTTCGCCGTTTGTTTCGTAGGCGGATACCTTCAACTGATCTAAGGCTTTTGATGCATCATCAGTCGGAGTGTATAAGTCCGCCATGGCCCTATTTAACGCTGTAGATGCCTCGGACCCTGTCACGTTCTGCTCTGCTAAGCGGAGCAAGGAAAGTGTGACACTGTCCGCCGCTTGACCGTAGTTTTTCGCTGTGGCAGCAGAACCGGAGAAAGCTTCTCCAAGACCTCTTACGTTCGTATTAGCAAGAGTAGCACCCTTTGCCATTAAATCAGCATAATAAGATGCGTTGCCCATCGAGTCGCCAAAGCCCTTTACAGCTCCGGCGGTATACGATGCCGATTCTTCCAGACTCATAGCACCGGCAGAAGCAAGGTTAAGTACCGTTCCGATGCCACTAATCTGCTCATCCGCTGACAAGCCGGCTTGGGCAAGAATGTTCATGCCTTCGGCCGCTTCCGTTGCGGTGTACTTTGTTGTGCGCCCCATTTCCTCAGCTTTGGCTTTGACGTTTTCTATTTTGTCTACGGTTGTTCCCATAGTAGCTGCTACCTGAGACATCGCGGTATCAAAATTCATTCCGGAATCTATTGACGTTTTTGTAAATGCAACGGCGGCGGCAGAACCAGCCGCCATGGCTGTTTTAGCCACCTTCCCGACTGTTTTAAATGCCCCGCCGATTTTTGATGTGGACGAGCTGGCGTTACCTTCTGCGTCTTTCAGCCCCTGCTTATATGCGGTGTCTTTGATTGCCAGAGTGACAAACAACTCCATTACATTCAATCACTCATCACCACCAATCCGGCTTTTTTAATGACGTCCGCAGCTATTTCTTCGCCAGTCTTTGTTACTGTTTGTTTTTTATTATTATCAATCAAATCAACAAACGATACATAGAGATATTTCCCTCCGAACGCCTGTGAAATACTTTCGGTTACATATTTCAGCCCGTCAGCCATATATCGTTTGTAAATTAATTCCTCTGTATCGTCTAAAATCTTAGCCTTGACATACAGTAAGAATCCCTTTACGCTTCTTCCTCTGTATTCTCCTGCGCATCGCCAGAGGGTTCTTCTGTTGCGCCTGTTGGCACTGAGAAAAAAAGCTGACGTACCTCTGGCTCATTGACGAGGTCAACCATACCCTTGATAACATCCATTAATTTGTGCTTTTTCTTGTATTCCTCGACTGTCTGTAATTCAAACGCCGCTAAAATTCCGATTACATCATCTTTGTGTGTTTTTAACAGTCTAGGGGCTGTTTTGGCGCCCCTAGCAAAGACTTTGATGTATTTCTCACCTTCCCGCGGCACAAGTTCCTGACACAGCTTAAGTGCGTCATCATCATCTGCAATGTTGCCGATGCATTCGAGAGAATTTGCGATTGCTTCTAAACCCTGTTCTGCTGTTAATTCTGATAATTTCATGCTTTGCCTCCTACGCCGCTTCGCCTGTTTTGATATAGACCTCGTAAGGTACTGTCTCTGCGTTCTTAATGCTATAATGTCCTGTGTATTCAAAATCAAAATTTCCTTTGGATTTATCATCTGATTTAATCTTAAATCCGCCCGTTGAGAGAGCGTTCATGATTTTGATTGCGATAAATCCGGCGGAATTCCCTGAATTTTCGTCTGAATAGTCACCTATCCACCAAATATCCTTAAAATCTTCTACCTTTAAATCTGCTCTTGGTGTTACTTTGTTTCCTGCTACGTCTGCTGCCGCCATAAAACTTTTGGCCTGTGCGGTATCCATTGTAACGGCTGTGCCTGATAATTTTACCTCAATAGATTCGATCTCCTTGAGTTCCATCGTGTTTTTAGGCACGTTGTCAATATCTTCCCCGAAATCCGTAAAGGATGGCTCTGCGCTAAAGCTGCAACCGCCGCTGGTTGCCATGAGGATGTTAGTTGCTGCTATGGTGCCCGTTTCTGGCTCAAAAGTTGATGCAATAATACCGGCGTTAATCTGGATTTTTTTAAAAAGATCAGAAGGAACCTGCGTATACTTCATTTACTCACCTCGTTAAATAGTTATAAATTGCATAGTTATTACTGTGTATCTGCGTACTATTGACGAGTCGGCTTCATCGACCAAGGGAGTCCACGGTTGGTCCTGCGATAAAAAAATGATTCCATCATCGCACTTGACCGTAGTGCCCCCTTGCAGCCTGTCGCTGATTTCTTTTGCCTTTTTGTTTGGGACTGCCTCAGATTCTGTGTGATGCCAGACATTTACGACACTAGCGGCGGCCGCACCTGTCCACCAATTTGCTATAATCGGCTCATATGTGATAAAAGGAAATGCGGTATCTTTCGGCACCCTGTTAGACGGATATGCAGTTATGCCGAAAGACGACCAAAATTGATACAGTGCCGCTGTTGGAGTCATGACGTTAACTCCCACTTCTCCGCCATGACCTGTGCTATGTCTAAATTAGACGATGCAGGGGTTTCTTTTTCTCCCGCAGTTGATGTAACTCTAAAAATTTTTCCGTCTTTTGTTTTTAATACATCGTGATAGCTCAGTTTTACTGTTTTAGCTGTAGTAATTGTATATGTTGCTGTTACACCCTCTTTTTCCGCCACTCTGGCAGACATAGAGGTATCTCGGACTATTGCCGCCTGTATTTTAGCGCCCTCGACCCACTCGGTGATAAATCCACCTTCGCCGTCAGAAGTGCGCTTTTTATCCATGAGTATGCAATCCTGTAAAAATTCATTGATTAAACTCATGCCATTTTCCTCCATGGATTCAGGCGTGCCCTAAAAGCGTCTTGCCATGTGTAGGTCTCGCCCTTGCTATTTGTTGCCCTGCTGTACGAATAGCCGCCAAATGACTCCGACTGATACGCCCCTAAATTGCCGTTTTTCGCCTGCCACTCGCTGATTTCGTCCACTAGTGATAAAAACGGTTTAGGGATAGCCAGCGGAACTACCACGCCGTCAAACGTCTCCTCCTGTAACGGGGCAGTATCGCCTTTGTGATACTGATAAACCCCATCGTTAAAGACAGAGCCGCTAATTAAATAATATTGACCATCCTGTAAGGGGAGACGAATCGCAGTGCCGGAATAACGTAGGTCTTCGGCGCTTGCCGTTGCATCTATGCGTGTGTCAAAAAGCCATTCCCCGATTGTTATTTTGCCTGTGATTGCCGCCCCCTTGACTGGAAAGAAATTGTGAATGTGATTCATGATTTCATAAAGCACTCAATCAGCCCCTTTTATTTTCCACTTAAACTTGATACCTCTGGGATAGTTTCTGTGGTTCCAACGGTAACTACGCAAATACCATCAAGGTATTCTGCCCACAGTTTCATCCCCATAATGGCGTATGTTTCGCCTGTGGCGTTTGTATAGTTGCCGCCTGCGTGGAATCCAATCAGATTTGTTTCGCCAGATGTCGTGTAGTCAAGTCCAAGCTTTTTAAAATCACTGTCGCCGGGATCAATATAATACAAGTCGATATTTTCTACAGGTGTTGCAATAACAGTTTTTGCCGGGATGTAGTCGTCAGGAAGGAGGAACAGTGTGGAGAAGCCGAAGAAATTTTTGATATACTGTAATCCAAACATTGTCTGCACAGTAATCTCTTTGTCACCTAACCAGTCGTAAAAATCCATTACATTTGCAAATCCTACGACTTCGGTTACATTTCTGTTCATTCCTGCGAATTTATTAAGTACAGCGCCTTTTGCGATTGCAAGTGCCTTCTGCCACTTTTTCTGCGTTCCCTTTAATGTTCCTGTTTTTAAAAATGTGTAGAAATCTTTCAAAACTTTGTTCTGCAGCTCAACCATAAAGGCATCATCTGTCTTTTCAATCGCGACTGTTGCGCCCCATTTTGCCACAGACTCGAGAGTTAAAGATTTGGCATATTTTTCTACGACAATATCTTCTCTTTTACTTTCTACGACCTTAAACTGTGTAAAAGGAATTGCCTCTCCCTCACCTACACTTGCGCCGCCCTGTAAGGTTTCATCTTTCATCTGTGCTTCATAGGTTACTAAGCTAGTGCCCGGCTCTTTTCTGATAGGCTTAAAGATTCCTAAGATAGTTCTTAATGCATCCCAATTTTTGTCAAATCTTGTTACAAAATCAATTTCTCTCGCTTTGAGAGCGCTATCTGTATTTAATACAGTGCTAGTGGTTACTCCTGCCATTGTCTACTCCTTTCAAAACCCAAAAAGTTCGTGATTTTCCGCAATCGCTTTCTGACGTTCGCCTGCGTCTTTAATTTCCATGATTTCTTTCTTGGTCATTTTCCCCGGTTCTCCTCCCGGTGGATTTGATACATTAGCACCCTGAGTTGTTTCAGTTGTAATATAATCGGCATACGCTTCTTTGATGCCTTTTTCTACTTCTGCTGCATTCTCAAATTTGCCGTCAGTTCCGATTTTTAAATTATCAATAGTCTCTTTTGATGCTTTTAATGCAAGGTTAATTACTTTACTGGACACGCCGGACTCCTCAAGCATCTTCTTATACGCGGCTTCTTTCGCGCTGTAGGACGCTTTCTTGTCCTGTTCGGCTTTGTAACTCTCAAAACCTGCGTGTTCTTTCTCATACTTGCCTTTCCAGTCGTCCTTTTCATAGTCCTTCAATTTCTTCTGGAGGTCTGGGACTTTCTCTGCATCCTCTTTGTATTTAGCGATCTCGCCTTTTAAACCTGTAACGGTTGCAGAGTGCTCCTCGATAATCGCGGAAACCTGTTCATCTGTAAGTGTCATGCTCTTTAAAAAAGCTCTTGTTAGTGCCATTTGATTACTCCTTTTCTTTGAGGGATTTCTTTCCCTAAATGACTTTATATGTAAATCGCAGTACTTCGCGATTACTTTCTAAACGTTTTTGCGGCTTTAAGGGATTTCGCCCCAAATTTGCCGTCAATTTTTAATTTACATTTCGACTGAAAAATGCTAACCGCGTCTTCCGTCTTTTCGCCGTATTTGCCGTCAGTATCTAATTTCGAGCCGATAGCCCAGTTTAAAAACTTCTGCAATTTTTCAATTTCCCTTTTTGCGCCTTTTAATACTGTAATACCGTCTAAAAACGTATAGTAGCCGCGTGACGGCAATTTAGGGAATTTCCCAGTGTATTTAACCTCTTTCGTTGTTTCTTCCTTCTGCTCCACCGCTGGGAAGTCGTGATACAAAATATTTAAATCAAACTTGCCGCCGTTGCCGGTTGAAACCTTGGTCGGAAATACGCCAGAGCTGGTATACTGCCACGCCATAAGGTCAGGCACGTTTGCAGGCTTATAAGATTTGTTCGGTGTCGCTTTAAATGCCATGCGGTTATAGCCTTTGTAATAACGTGCGATCCACCAGTTTTTACAGTTAACTTTGTTTTTATCAATGTGCTCCGAAAAATACGACATCCCAGTGTAAACGCCAAATTTATAGCCTCTTGACTCAACGACAGTCTGTGCCGCGTTGATGATTGATGCAATCATGCCCTTTGTCAGCTTAGCTTGTACTTTGTCTTCGATGTCAAACCAAACGCCGTATTTAAAATGTTTCTTACTAATTTTGTCTAGGATGTCGCATACAAGTTTCATGTCTGACTTAGCTTTCGCCACTGTAGTTGCGTATGTGTAGTTATACACGCCCCATGGAATGCCTAACTCCTCACACTTTTTGTAGTTTGCCTCAAACTTCTTATCTTTGCCTAAATCCTTGCGGATAATCTTAATGATCGCACCATCACAACCGTATTTCTTTACTTTCTTCCAGTCGATTGTGCCGTTGTATACCGACACGTCAATAATTTTTCTCTGTGTCATTTTCTCACCCTTTCCATCTCAGCACATATAAGATTTTCTGGCTGCTGTTAATAATCCTATGTATCTTTTTGTATGTTCCGCCTGCTTTTTTAGTATTTGTGCTAGCCTTTCCGGCGTCCCACCAAACCATTTTATTGTTCTCGTTTATTCCTGCGAAAATATTGGTATGCAGGCGGTAAAAGCAAATGTCTCCCGGTTTTAATTTGTTTTTATAATTCCGGGGTAATTTATTTACTTTTATCAATCTATATCGTTTTGATATATCCGCTTTTGTTCCTGCGCCCTTATAGACAACCGTTCCGTTCCTGTTGCAATAAAACAGTTGTCCCGGTTTGAGGATGCCTAATTGCTGCAGGCAATAGCATACATACGATGCACAATTACTTACCTTTTTCTTCTTTGCGCCTGCCCAGCTATTCGCCACGCCCTGAGAGTATTTAAATTTTTTATTAACAAAATACTCCGCCGTTTCTCTTGCCTTGACGAGTAAAGACAATCTGTTCATTATCCCATCGCTCCTTTTAATTCATCTGCAATGATTGCTGTGTATTCTTTTGCGTAATTTGCCGCCGCCGGTTTTAAATACGGCTGCGCCCTCTGACCGTTTGTGATATGCCATTGTCCTTTATCGTCCTGATAAGTCCATGGGGTCTTTCGTCCCCCTTTGTAGTACACGCCAGTTCCCAGTTCCACATAGGCGGCGTATTCTTCGTTGCTACCTATTGTTTCCGTGAGATTTTCCAAGTCGGTCCGATGCGTAATACTGTTTCTTAATGCGCCCGTATCGACCGGGCAAAGGTCTTTTGCGTGCCCCTCTGCGGCGGCCCCCGCCTGTTCTAACGCCCTTGCAAGTGCCATGGTGGTCTTTAAAATTACTTCGTCCACGTGGCTTACAACATCAATATCTGCCATTATATTCGCCCCCTTTGTGTTGCCAGCCATTCGTAATAGGTCATGTCTTCCACGATTTCATTTCTGCCTGTCTCTGGATTTCTGACGCGTATCATTCGAGGTTGTGCCAGTTGGGTAGGCAGTGCAGTTCTCTGCGTGCAACGACAGTTATAAACTTCCGCCGGGATTCCGCTTGAGTCACCCGGATACATGAGGCCGTTTGAGTAAGCCATATTAAACGGTACTTCTTCGCCATCTAACGCTCTGTGGCTGTCTCGTGTCCTCAAATCCTTTGTCGCTGTCCAATGCTTAACTACATCAATCCCCATCTGGTAGGCTTCCTCATATGCCGCCTGCCTGCCCCCGTTCTGCGCCCCTGTGAACGCTGTGCGGGCATTTCTAATTGCGGCAGTATGATTCATGCCTGTAACGTCTTGGAATCGCCCTGCGAGCTTTCCTATGCTGTCGCCCTGTAAAATTCCTTGCAGTAGTGCATTTTGCAATTTCTTCTTGTTCCAACGCACATCTTTGCTTTTTAGCACCCTTCGGGGCGGGAGAATCTTCTGTTTTCTGACCGTCAGCCGTTTAACTGTGTGTTCGTCAACTAGATTAAAAGCAATATCTCCAATTTCTTTTATCTGTCTGTCAGGTATAAGAGATTTAATCATGTACGCCTCGAAATTACGATTGAGGGCAATAACAAGAGGGATCTTTTCATTGATATACGCCGCGGCAATCTGGTTTGATTCTGCCAGCCGCCGCGCCATGTCCTCGCGCAGTGCTTCCCACCTCTGCCCTCTGCCATATTGATTCATCAGCCATGCTTCAAATTCTTTCTTAGTGTACTTCCCTGCCTGGTATGCCGCATATTCTTTGGCGTATCGCCTGGAAAACTGTTTAAAATAGTTTCTCGCTTTGCCGTCAAGCTCTTTTTCAGCCTGCTTATATACACCTGCTAACCGTTTTTCTAGTTTTTGCAGTTCCTGTTCTGTCCACTTGTCGGATGGATACATGTTTATTCATCCCCTTCCGGCGCATCTGGTTCAGGTGGCTCTGTGTAGCGGTTATACGATTCTTCGTCCAGCTTTGCCAAAATGTTCGGCACTTCCTCCGGTGCAACAAACGGTAATTTTTTGAGGATGGTTTCTTCGTCCAGATAATTAGCCGCCTCAAGAATCATGTCTGTTCGTTCCTTCTCGTTGCTGATTCTGTTTCGCTTAAATTGTGGTTCGTCATCAATCCCTGCAAGCTCCAGAATCTTATCGATCGCATCGCCTACGAAGTACTCAAAATCATCTGCATTGTCGTCTAGCGGCTGGTATGCGGCGTCTATATGGTCATTTGTTGCTCCGGCGGCTATGGTGTGTACATCCAACGCCCCGAAGTCCTCATAAATTTCTGACCGCATCTGCGTGAGAAACTCTTTTCTAGCGGTATATGGCGGCTCTTGTGTGTATGCCTGTACCTGCCCCTCCTCGGCCTTTGCGATGTGCTGAAATTTGAGCCGGTCCCTAAACTCTGCCAGCTCATCGTCTGTCATACCGTCAGCGTTGGAAATTAGCCAGTACATCTGTGCACAGTCGTCCAGATCATTGGCAAAACCACTTTGCACCGCGTCGTAGGCGTCAATCTTTGGCTGCATCCCTCTCAAAGTGCTTATATGTCGTTTATTCCCAAACATCGGCACGATGGGGAGGCTGCTATAATTTTCCTCTCCGATAATTTCGGGCTCCAAATTATTAGCAACTTCCACCCTTTGCCTGTACGCCCGTTTGGGAGCGGTCTCTTTTAATTCTCCAAATTTGCTTTCTGCACTGTAAGTTGTGTAGCCATCTACTTCGTACAGTACAACCTTAAACGGTTTCTGCTCGTCTAACTGCCAGAATCGTATACCCGCCATCAACGCCCCTGTGTCCTCGTCCCACATTGGGGCGAACTGCGTAAATGGAAATTCGTGCACGTGGTCCACATTCCAAAAAAGGAAGGACTGGCCATGGATTAATGCGTTGTATGCCGCCTCTTTAATCCGCCTGTCGAATTGTTTGCCCAGTTTTTTCTTAACATTCATGTCATTAAAAAAGACACCGTTTCCTAGGCTGTACGAACAGCGTTGTGTATTTAATTTGTGAAAAAAATTAGAGCATATCTGTGCATTGGATGAGAAATTGTCCACTTTTTTCTGACCCAATAAAGTGTAGTAAACACGCTGAAACTGCAGGATAGTCTCGTTTTCCTGTGCGTCATACTTGTCCGCCCTTAACGCCTCTTTGTATGCTCCTGTGCTCTCGTGGAATTTTATAAACTGATTTATAAATTGCCCTTTGTCTTTTGCGGCAACAAAATCTTGATATGATAGATACATTGTTATCACCCTAGAATTGATTTGTATTGTCTTGTTCGGCTGCGCTTAACGAGTTTTAATGTTTTTACAAGATACCTGATAGCATCCATCGCGTGGTCTGACTGTTTTATAACTGCGTCCCTGCCTTTGTCAGCCGCCGTTGGGTCCCATGCATAGATGCCAAACTCCTCGATCGTGTGCGTGCAAGACGGGTCAAACGATAACTTGTCTTGTGTTAGCAACGTCTCAACGTCTGCTATCCCATCGTTAACAGTGTTATCTGCTTTTTTGACTTTATGCCCTTTGCTACGTAACTCCACGATGAGAGCGGTGGCGGATGGGTCAACGATCACTAAATCATCTTTCTGCCCGCTTAGCGTGTCCTCTAGTCCTTTTACTAGCGCACTGACCGGCTTCATGCGGTTGTTCTCTCTGCCTGAGTAATAATACTCTCGTAGACAGTGCCAGTTGCCAGTATCTACTCTTTTCTGCCAGATCAAGAAGACGGTAGCGTTCTGCATACCAAAGTCGGAGCTAACAATTATCTCTCCGCTGGTCTTTGCTTTACAGACGTGCCTTTCCTCAGAAAACATATCGTACACAAGCCCTTCTGCCACTGCCCAGTTGCCTAGTATGTAGCGTTGATACCTGTGTGTCCCCGAGTACTCTTTTATTAACTCGTCTACTACCGCCGGAGGTAGGCAGCCATCGTGTATGTTGTACGCCTGCTGGAATATATCTGCATCGGAATCCAAAAAGCCTTTAAACCAGTGTTTCGGCCCCGCCGGATTGCACGTCCCATCAAAATGACTGTGTGACGTCCTGAGACGAGATTTCAACATCTCAAATACTTCTTGATTCCACGTCGTTACCTCATCGCCGTATGCATACTCAATCGTCGCTCCCTGTATCCTTGCAACGTGCTTCTTGTTGTCAGCACCTAGTGCATATACCTTTTTGCCAAATAGCTGTACTGTGTTGTCACTCCGTATCTCGCCAACTAGCTCCTCACCCCAAATCTCTCGCATAGGGTCAAGTATGTTTCGCTGCAGTGTACCTCTGGTGTTTCCCAACATCACAGCCAACCCTAATCCTTTTAGGTGTGTCAGGCGTTGAGGGATTACGATTGCGTAGTCGACAAAGGATTTCCCGGAACCTGTCGCCCCGGTCTTTACGTTCCAACGATGGTTACAGCCTTGCAGGTATTCCGCCTGCTTGCTAGTTAATGGCACTATCGACACCCCCAAGAATCTCAATAGCTTTTGCTAGTGCTTTATCGCTTGCACTCTCCGACTGTGGCTTATCACGCCATTGTTCTGGCTTTCTATTCTTCAGCCAAAATATCTGCGCTGTTGTATCTGGCGCAACGTGCTTCTTTGTTACTTTTCGCTCCGTCATCACTCCGCCTTCGTACTTTTCGCTCGTCTCTTCGTAGCTGTACCCTAGTGCCCGTTGTAACAGGCTTTTTTCCACCTGTCTGTCCACAACATCTTTTCCCTTTTTTAAGGTATCGGCTAAAATTGGAAATTTTTTCTTCCACGTATACAAGGTATCTGGGTTAATGCCGATGTTTGCCGCAATCTCTTTGTCTGTGCATCCATCTCGCGCCCATCCCTCTAGCTTAAGTAACCCTTCTTTGGTCAGCCACTCCTGGTATTTACTTATCCCATTTTGGGGTCACCTCCTAAATACAACCATAACCCCGTAATGGATTGTTTACGGGGTTATATGGAAGGAAAGAAAATATGAAAAAAATTTTTGTTCCATTGAGTGAACACACACTCAAATACAAGTATAAGGAATTGCACCTTAACAGCCGCCGGGGTAAGACTAATAAAGCGGCTGGTCTCTAAACACTTGCAAATCCCGCAACCCGTATGGGACACAAGGCACCGTGGGATAGGTGTCTTGTGCGCTCTCTTTTACGCGGGTGAGAGCACTTTTTTACCACAAGATAGAAGGAGGTTATGTCTCACAAAAAGTTACCAGCACTCGTCCGTACAAGTGTATTGTACGGCGTTTTTTAAGCCATGTTAGACAAACATAAAAAAGAGAGGGAGATAATTCCCCCTCTCTAATATCCCGCATATTTCCCGGCTAAATTGGCGAAAGCACTAAGCCATCTTCGGACAGTCATTTCTGCATATCCGAGTTTATCCGCCGCCCCTGCTATCGTGTATCTATCCTCAAAATATACCAGCTGTACGGCTTTCATTCTGTCTAATCCGTTGTCCATTTCCTCTGTCTGTTTTATCGCCTTGTTAATAGCGTACATCCACAGGGCTGACTGAGCTGTATTTTCTGCGATCAGTTTGTCTGGGTATTTTTTTACCTGTTTTACTGCGTGCCCGTACCAATCGTGTTTAGGATTGCTCATTTTCTGTTTCCTCTTTGTGATTTTCTAAAGGCTCATTAAACCTTAAGAAATCTTCTAAATAGCTGCTCCAAGTAGGGCCTAACGTGACAAAATCTTTGTATATTACCGTTATTCTAAGGTTTTCGGCATCTACTGCAACATCCGCTACAATATATATGTCTCCCTTGTAATCTTTGTATCTTTTTCCTCTCATTTCCGTCTTAAAATATGCGGCTTTATTTTGAGCTTTTACTTCCTTAACAGTTAACATTTTTACGCCTCCTCCAATTTTTCAAAAATTTTTTCATAAGCTCCTACATCATACTTTAGTAAAAATTGTTGCACCTCGTTTTCTTCTAGTACCCTGCCTTCTTCGTCTCCATCCATCCATTTCGCCACGCCCAACCATCTGCCTTTTTTACTTCTGTATATTTCGGCGTTTACCGAGATGCCAAAAGGTTTTCCAAGTTTCATTTTGACCTTGTCGGAAATCAATTCCATCTTGTCTGTGTCATATTTTAATTTGTTTTCTGTGTCTACAAATATCATTTTCCCCTCCTAAATATGCTCATGCGCCGTTTTGTCTTTGCAATGTTCGTGATTTCGTGTATCCATCTTTTTCACCTATTTTTTCTGCAATAGCTCTTATTACATTTACAGTTACGCCGTTTCCTGCTTGTTTATATAATTGACTATCAGAATTAACAAACTCTGCTTTTTCAAAATAGTCATCTGTCCAACCTTGCAGCCTAAAGCATTCTTTCGGTGTCAGCTTTCTGATTGCTATGTAGCACTGGTATTTTTCATACCAGACAGCATATATGGTCAACTCTTCTGAAACTTGCACAAAAACCCCTTGATTGCAACTGGTATCTAATGTATTTGCAACATCACGTCCAACTCGTCCTCTTCTTGTTTTACTTCCTGGAACTGATAAATTCACGTTATCAATGCCTACTCTACACTCGGAATAGCCTTGCTTTGTTGCTTCGGCTACTTTTATGCCCTGCGAATCAATAACTCCAATCGGTTCAATCGCCACTCCGTGTCTATCCTGTCCAGTAAGTGTAAGCATCGGCTCACCATCTTCTTTGAATCTCCGTCCATTCTGACGCTTTTCTGCTCGGTCAGGTGTTAAAACTGGAATTGCAATACCGCTATTTTGCGCTTTATACGTTCCACATCCTTTTTGATATCTTGCTTGCAAGCATCTGGCAATGCTAGTTGTTTCTGTTCCACTGTTGCACAAATCTATAAAACACGGCAATGCTACATGATGCCCTCGCCCACCACCTTGACCAGTATCAAGAGTTTCTGTAATTCCATCAGGTGCAAATACCTGCGTATTTTTTCTGTATCCGTCTTTGTGATCAATTATTTGAATACTATTTTCTCCGTCTGTTCTTTCGACAGGAAATACTTTTGCGGTACTTCTCCCTCTAAGATGTCCGATAATGAAGCACCTTTCTCTGTTCTGTGGCACTCCAAAATCTTTGGAGTTGAGCACCTGCCATTCTGCATCATACCCCCTCTGCTCCATTTCAATGAGCAGTCTGGCGAAATCCCATCCTCCATTAACACTAAGCAAATTCTTAACGTTCTCAACGAAAAGGTAAGTGGGTCTATTTTCTTCTTCGAGTTGTCCGATAAGGTACATAACTCTAAAAAACAAGCTTGAACGGTTCCCTTGAAATCCAAGCTGTTTTCCTGCAACTGAGATGTCTTGGCACGGGAATCCGAAACACCAGCAATCTGCTCTTGGAATGTCTCCGGCATATACTCTTCTAATGTCATTTGCGTACCACTCTCCATTTCTGTATTCCTCCTTTAGTATTTCTTTTTGTCGCTGTTTCAACGGCATTTTATTTAAACGTTCTCTTTGCTCTAATGTAAGCAGGTGCATTGATGTGTAACTTGCGGTTGCAAATTTATCAAATTCGCAAAACCCGACGCATTCATGCCCCGCTAATTCCATGCCTCTGCGGAACCCTCCGATTCCGGCAAACAAATCAATAAACTTCATTTTCTCTCCTCTTAAATATGCTCATGCGGTTCGACCGGTTCCCAGTGTTTTTCAGCCTCCTGCTCAATCAATCGGTTATACTGCTCCACAAATTCGTCCTCGCTTATTTCGCCATTCATGAATTTTTCCGATATACTCGGGTAGCCATCTGGAATTGTCTTTCTTCCGCATTGAGGGCGCTTGCAATCAATGTCTTTGCTTAATGCATCAAAGATAATTTCGAGCTGTCTTTTCAGTCTAAACTTATCTTCACGTTGTTTTTCATTCTCTAGCATCTTCTCATTCTCCCTTCTCATACATCTCGCAACTAGATATCGGTTTATGTATATACCCACTTCCTCTGGCTCTTTTTATTTTTCTTGGTTCCAGGTAGACCATATTTCCGCCGTTATGGCATATACCCCATTTGACCCCGTCTCTTTTGCCGGGTTGCGGTTTACACCTTGGGCATTCCGGGCATTTTATATATTCTTTCATCGCCTTGCTCCCTTCATGAAATCATTCATCATCTTGTTTCGCCAAGATGTAAGGCTCCTTGTGTCTTCGCTCTCCCGGTACGGTTCCGGTAATGGCATCCATGCTGTTACAAAATAGCCTAAATATGCATATGTTTTGTCTACAAATGGAGCATAAAAGGCTCCTCCCTCTTCATCTGCTCTATAAATGCCCACAAGCGGTCCTTGTTTTTCATCCGCAAATGATAAAAGCACGCGCTGCCCATTATATGGTCGTTTTTCAACCGGTATCCATTTCTTACTCATTTGTTCCTCCCATTCGCTCACACAAAACTGTTTCCCCACTATCCATTTTCACTTCAATAGCTAACGGTTTCCCTTTTAATTCTCCGTCAACAGTAATAAACGCAGCACCGACAATAGCAACGGGTTTTTGTGCTGCTTTCCATTCCGCTTTTTCTTCTACCGTCATTTTCTTTCCTTTCCCCTCCGGAATAAATCCGGAGGAATCAATGGCATATAGCTCCGTGTTGTATCATGGAACGGTTAATAAGTTACTGTAATGTGTGTCTATCCTTAACCCCGGAGGGTGTCCAGCTGTTTTATGTAGTTAAACGGCATTTTATTGACCAGTAGGCAGTTTTTACATACATTTCCTACATCGAAAATGCATCCATCGCAATATACGTGTTCGATGCAATATTTTTCGAGAGTCTCCGCCGCTTTTCTTGCTTCTGAGTCTCCTATTTTTCTCATTACGCCACCTCCCTGATTGTGATTCCGTATCTCTCAAGCATTAATTTGCGTTTGATAATGTACTCTGGATTTTTTCTTGTACGCGGGGATTTTACGTCCTCAACAACAATTTTCCCCTCCTTGTCTGTGTAGCGGAAATCTGCTGTATATGATACAGGGCGTTCTGTGGTGCCATCCTCTCGTTTCTGGCTGCCTACAAGTATGTATCTAGCCTGCCGCTCTAATCCTGTAATTTCCCCCGCTTCTTGCATTGCCGCCAGTTCTAAATATCGATGCATTTCTCTCTTGCTGTCAAACTTCCCGGCTGTCGTAAAAATCTTTTTATTTCTAAATTTGTTCACAGGTAATTCCTCCCAAATGTTTTGATAAATTCTTCTCTCGTTCCGTTGTTCTTCTCCCAATACTTCTGCGCCAGCTCTTTGAGGTACCTGTCTAGCGGTCCGTTGGGATTGCGGTGCACTGCCTCGCCACCATTGGTATGATGATTCAAACACAAATACACTGTAAAACCATACTTTTCGGCTTGTTTTCTGTTGCTACTGCCATATAAGACATGATGCCTATGTAAATTTTGGGTTGTTTTGCAGAAGAAGCACTCTTTTTTTGTTTGTAGTACGCTATTCATTTTTCTTCTTCCTTTCTCGGCTTCCATTTTCCTAGTATTTGTTCCAGTTCTCTTGGTGTTAGCGTTTCAATTCCTAAATCTTCTGCTTCCTGTATCGTGCCTTTGATTAACTCACTCATTTCCCGGCTGTCGTAGGTGTGCGAACCTCGCATGAGTCTGTAAAACACTACCTCTTTGCCTTTTTCTAGCCGCCGTCCTATCGCAACTGTGTGAACGTCCTCTTTTTTGTACATGATGTCGGTTGGGACATTGGTTTTTAAAACTGCTATGTCCCCTTTTATCAGCTCCGGCTGTCCATATCTGCCTATCATCAAATTTTTGGCTTCCGCCTTGCTCGTGCCAACTTTCTCCGCTATTTTGGTGACCAGGACGTGGAAATAGGCGTTTGCTGACAAGCTTCTTTTCTTGCGGAACGGTTTAATTATTACGGACAGCTTTTCCAGCTTTTTCAGTTCGTCCACGCCCTTTATAAACCGCTCCGCCTCATTAATTTCCAGAGTAACTGTTATCTTTTTGCTAAAATAATCCACTGCTAAGTTTTTTATTTTTCCAGTTAAATCCATGCTATTTCAGTCATAACTCCTTCATGGCTTCGGCATATTGTTGTTGTGTCGTCTGATACAATGATTTTAAACCTCTTTGACTTGCCCATTCTTTGATCTGGGCTTCCGTCATTCCTTTTTTTTGCATCAGATCATAGAGCCGTTTTGCCTCTTTCTCTGTGATAACCTCGTTGCGTTTATATTCGTCTGTATCCGCGTCTTTCGAGTCGTCCAGAAGAAACATGCTATTTAAGGCGTATTTTCTCGCATAGCTCGATGCTGAGCCGGTAACTTGTGCTGCATCCATCTTTTTTTTGCTTTCTTCTTCTCTGGCGTATGCTGTAGTGCAAAAACTGCCCTCACTTTCTATGTCTTTTAAAATTGCTGTCGCCTTTATGTAAAATCGGTTGCCCAGCATAATAACTTCGTCGTTTACGGCTAATATTAAGCCTTCCCTATCCAATAAAGGCTTTACTGCCTCGTAGATGTCCTCTAAGCTCCTGTAACTATAGCCGCCATAATCACTGTATTTACTCTTGGGCACCTTTAATTCTGCTTGAATTTTTTGTAACTTTGTGTAAACATCTCCCATTTTTCTTACCTCACGATCACACTCTTTGAGGTCTCAAGATGTGCCCCTGCAACCTCTTTCCCGGCTTTAATCGCCTTCTTAATCGCTGTCTTGTCCGCCTGTGGCTCTGGAATCCTGATGTATTCCTCTGACAGACTGCCTAAATCGTCAATAGTCACAGACTCGTTGCTCTTGTAGAATACGCTTACTCTTGCCGTTTTGAGCTTTTCTCCGTCAAGAGCATGGGACAGATAGTCTTTACACCTCTGTGCGGCGTTCTCGCAACTTCTGCGGCGTTTCGCAAGCTTTTCTTCCTCCTCTTTGATTGCCTTTGCTTCTGCGGCATAATTCTTTACCGCCAGCGCGATTCCCTCCACTTTTTTGTCTCTCTCGATGTTGAGAGCCTCAAGTTTTTCGAGGTCAATAATTTCTCCTGTCTCCTCGTCTACACAATCCATAATTGTGCTGTCAATCTCGTATAGTGTCATTGCTCTAATTCCTCCTCATATCTCTCGTATTCGTTGTAGCTCGCCGCGCCTCGTTTGATTGCTTTGTGTGCTGTTCTACACTCATATTCCGCCTCAAGGTGCTGTCTTTTTAGGTATTCCCTGACTGGGTCAACGTACCGCTCCGCCATATTTCTCCTCGCTTTCTTCTCCCCATGCCGTTTCAATGCTTTTGCTCAATTCGTTGTAGCCGCGGGCAAAAGCTTCAATTTCTTTCATCCGCAAAACGCCTGTTTTTTGTACCTTGTCTTTAAATAGCTCTAAAATAGCTCTTGCAATCGCCTTGTCCTCGACTGTGATTACAACACTTGCAGGAATCACACCTTTTTTCTCTAAGACGTCCTCATACTCTCTTTTCGCAAAGCCGTTTACGCTAATCATTGTGTTATTCATAACCCAATCTCTCCTTCTTTTCTGCTATCCAATCCCCCAACGCTCCACTACATTGTTCCGGGGGATAATTTTTATTATCCTGCTCTAACCGCCCAACTATTTCTCCCAGTGTGGGTAGTTCCGGCACTGTTTCTTTTCGCTCTATCGCCCCCGCCGCCCGTATCATCTCTTGGAGCTTCGGCGGGTACTTGTCTATCTCCTTTTGTGCTTCTAGCGACGCTCTGTAGCTTCTGAGAAAGTTTGACTGCACGACTGTCTGCATGGTCGCCATATCAACTTGACTCCAATTACGGAGCGTTTCCGGCGTTCCTACCGCCTTCTGCAAAATCTTCGGGAGTCTGTCAAAGTTTTTCTGGTAGCTGTAGCCGCCTTCTATCCACTCGCCATTTGTACACGCCTTTGCCACTGTTGCCCACGCTTCCTGCTCGCTCAGGTAGCTGCTTTCTGCCTTGAGCTTGCTGGCACACTCCAAAATATCTGCTGGTGTCGGTGGAAACTTGCCGGTTGTCATGTACATCTGTGCCGCTACGCTCATTGTCTGGTAGTCGTTGTTCTTGCCTACCAAGCGGTACCACATATCCAAGGTGGGCTCGTTGGGAATGAACCCCGGAGACGTATAAACGGTCTTTAATGCGGCTACGATTTTAGAAAACTCCGAAATCGTCATACATTCCGCCTCCCTCCTGTTCTTTCTGTGCCGCCCAGTGCTGTATATCTCCGTACAGCCGGTCGTTGATGTTCTTCGTGCTGTCGTTAGCTGTTTTCAGTTCAAAAAGTCCTAGCCACTCTTTATCCAATGACTGATCTATAATCTGTTTCATCAGTCCAACATCACCGCCAGATAATTCATGCAACTTTTTGAGTAATGCTTTCAAAGCTCTATCTGTTCGGACTGGTTTTCTAATCTTCTTACGCATGGAAAGAAATTCCAAGAACTTATTATTTAGTTCCTCGTCGTCAAAGTATCTCGCGGGCGCGCCTTTATCTTTAGTATTATTACTAGTATTATTATTAGTATTATATATATTAGTATTATTGGTGGTCATTTTGACTATACCCCCATGGTCATTTTGACTATACCCCATGGTCATTTTGACTATACCCCCGTGGTCATTTTGACTATACCCTGTGGTCATTTTGTCTATAGGGGTGTCAGCTTTTTCATGAGCCATATAACGGTTAAATTTCACGCCGCTAATCTCCTCTACTCTCTTTTCAACTATTCCTCGGTCTACAAGATTTTCAATGCTTCTTTGTGCAGTTCTTTTTGACACGCCAAGAAATTCGGAAATATATTTCAATGACCCCTTAAATTCTGATTCGCTATCCTGCGAAAAGCCGTAAATAAGGGCATATGTGAGGAGTTCATTTCCTTTTAACTGTAAATCTGATATCATCCAATCTTGAATAACGATGTATGCCATGTCTACCTCCTATCTTGACAAATTGCCAAGTCTTTTGTATGATTTACTTGTATGATTTATCGTAAGAGCTTAATGGTAGGGCTCTTCCTTTTTTACCTCATGCTCTACATCGTCTTTATCGGTGTAGAATACTTTGTCATACTCTACACCCTGCTGTCGTCCTAAAAGGGTGTAGAGTAATCTAATAACATACTCTTTTCTTGGAGGCTCATTCATTTTTTATTCACCCCCTAACATCACGAAGAAATTATAATTGCTATAATCTTTTCCGGCGGTATGTGTCATTACGCCAGCCCAGCTGGACGAGATCCAGATAATCAACGCTACTGACACGATCGTCAGTAAATTGTACATAGCCTTCATTTTTTTTACCTCCTATACCTCAAATCTCTGTTGACGGTTATATTCGTCAATTCTCAACTTTGTGTTTGTTTTTGGCTCCCAGTTGTCTACATAGTCAATAGCTTCCTCATACCGTTTGCGAGGGATATTGTTTCGGCTGTTAACTTTAAACCGGTCTTGTAAGTCCCTGTTACACTCTGCGAATACAACTTTGCTGATATATGCATATGCCTCTGTGTCCTTGCCGCCTAATGCATTTAAAACAGCTTTATTGACGTGCTGTCGCAGTGTTTGCTGTTGACCGTAGTCAATCACCATATTACTCTCAAGGTTTTTTATACGGTCTTCGTGGTCTCCGTAGCCTGTGGCGAGTAAACCTATCTGCTCCGCTATTGTTGCAGGCTTCTGATAACCACCTGTCTTTCTAATAGACGGGAGAACTTCTCCGGCTACCCAGTCAGTAAAGTGTTCTGCACTTTCTTTGCGGCTCTGGAAGATTACTTTGTAAAGATTAAGTTCGTTCACAAAGTTTGCGTTTTGTCTCCTGCCTACGCTGTCGATGACCATACTAGTAGTAACCCCATCGGGTTTTAACCTTGATTTGACTCTGCTAGGTTGCTCAAGGTCCAATGCGTGGCAAACATCCGCTAAGCAGAAATACGGTTCGTCATTAATTATCTGGGTTCGAATTGCTCCAAACTCATTGTTTTCGAAGATTTGAATATTATTCATCTAGTCGCCTTCTTTCTGTTCCTCACGTTCCTGCTTCTTATTGCTTGCCATTGCTTCACCCATACCAAGCAGGTAGCCTTTATTAAATTCAGACATATTAGGAATAGCCTTTGTTATAGCTTCAAGAATCTGTTTTTCTTTTTCTGACATTTTCAGCACCTCTCTTTCTCGACCTGCCATCATCAGTACCGGGCGGTCGTCTCCGGTAGACGGTCATTTCTGACCGTTTCGGCTAATTATTTTCTAAAGTAATTTCAAGCACATTTTCTTCTGTCACGCTCATATCGGTAACTCTTTTGTTTAAGAGCTCGTCCGTTCCAAAGTCTAAAAAGCGGTCTGCATAGCACTCTGTTTCAAACTCCATGCCAAACAATGTTACTACTGTTCTAATTAAT